ACTTACATCATCTGTAACTGTTAAATCATCTTCAACTTTTAAATCTACTACATTAAGACTAGCAAAAGCATCTACTATTGCTGCACCTGAACCAGCACCATCAGAGTAAACTGCTTTTACATCACCAGCAGGTATAGTTACATTAGCACCACTACCTTGCGATATAATTATATTTTGTGAACCTGATGTTCCGTTTTCTATAAACCAAAGCTTTGATACTGTATTTGGTCCAATAGTAATAGTACAAGCTGAATCAAGTGTGCCTGTGTATTTTAAATAAATACTTCTGCCGGGGTCTGTTGAACCATCAGCTATTGTAGTTGTATGTGTGTCTGCATTTGTAGTAATAGCTTCAGTGCCGAAGCTAAATGCTTCAGCAATAAGTTCTAAATTAGTGTTGGTACTTGTTCCCCAAGTTCCTGATTCATCACCAGTTGCTATTTCTTTTAGTCTTAAATCATTTACATATGTTGCCATATTTTATTCCTATATTAAGCTACCTCTTCCCATTCTGGGTCTTGGGTAGTATTTATATTACTATAATTTGGTGTTTGTGTTGTAGATATACTACTGTAATTTGGAGTTTGACTATCGTCTATTAAAGTCCAAATATTTACTGTTTGTGTTTCTCCTGTAGCACTTACACCTGTTGGTAATGCAATAGCTTTTGCTATTGTAGTTACAGAACCTAAACTTGTTGTTCCTTCTAGTCCTGTTATTGAAAGTGTATTACTAGTAGCTAAACTTACACTTCCTAATCCGCTAGTTGCAGATAAACCTGTTGGAGATACTGTAGCTCCTGCAGAAACTGATTCATCACCAAGAGTTCCTACTGAAGCAGAACCAGATACACCTGTTACTGCAGCACCTGCTGTTATAGCATTACCTAGTGCTGATGTACCTGCTAATCCAGTTACGGAAACATTTGCACTTGCTACAACTGTTTCATCTCCTAAAGCTGATGTACCTGAATTACCTGTAGCAGATATATTAGCTTTACCAATAACAGTTTCACTTCCAAGTGCTGATGTAGCACTAACTCCAGTTATACTAACTAAAGCTTTTGCTATTATTGTTTCACTGCCAAGAGCAGTAGTTCCTGCAACTCCTGTAACAGATACTAAAGCTTTAGCTACTACACTTTCATCACCAAGAGCTGATGTTGCACTAAGTCCTGTTACTGATACGGATACAGAGATTCCTCCCCATACATCAGAGCCCCATGTACCACGCCCCCAACCTACGGACATTTATTTAAGCTATTCTTATAATAGCGTTTGATGCATCTGCTGTTGGAAATTGAATTGTAAAATCACCTGCTGTTGAGGTTTTATCTCCACCAAAAGCTAAAACAGCAACTGCTGGGTCTCCTGAAGCACTATCATTAAATATTAAAGCTCCATTAGCAGTTATAGTTGCGGTACTAAATGTTAAATCTGCAAAGTCAGTTAATGCAGTAGTACCTGAAGTTGATGGGTCAACTCTAGTTAGTTCGCCACCTTTAGCTGTATAACCTGTTCCGCTAACTTCATTAGAGGTTGTATATGCAGTTGTACTTGCACCTAAAGATGCAGAGCTTGTGTATAGTGCTAGTTGAAAAGTACTACCACCACTATTTTTAAAATTGTGTACACCCTCTAATAATTCTTTTTTAAATGAGGTACACATAGCTTGTGAAATCGCCATTAAAGTCTCCTTATAATATCAGCCATATCTTTATGACCTTGTTTTTGTAATAACCCTGCTACAGTAGCTCTATCACTAGCTATAGCTTGTTTCATATATAATAAAACAACTTGTGTCATATTATCTTTAAATGCTTCTGCCTGTGCTTTAACCATAGGGTCTGCATTATCACTAATACTAATAAGTCTATCTATTATTCTTTCAGTCCAATATTCAGGACTTAAACCTTTATTGTTAGTAGTTTTTACTGCTATATCACCTATAGTTGTTTTTACATCTACACTAAACATTATGTTCTTTGTACCCTTACAACATCATCTCTATAAGTATCCACAGTATTATCTCCTTCACCTAAAGTTTTTAATCTGGATATAGATTCCATGTATCTTTTTTCATATTGATTCATTAAATCCATATCTCCTTTCATATACATATATCCCTCTATTAAAGAAGCATATAGTAAAGCATTTCTAGCATTTGTAGATAACCATGTCGTACCGCTATCTGCACCTGCTGTTATAGATGCTGGTCTATAAAAGTAATGTAACTCTACTGTAAAAGCTGCATTAGGTGTTGGTCCAACTATAAAAGTTGAATCATCAAACAAAGCATAGTGTTTTGGAATACCTGTTGTTGATGCATTAGGATAAGCTTCTCTAATAAAGTTTACATCTTTAAATAATAAAAAAGATTGTTCGCTAGAATTTGTAATAGATAAAGAAAAATTATCTAAAAAATCTGTTGGAGTAGCTAAGTACTCACTACCAGAACTTAAATTACCAGAAACATTTTTTCTAAATACAGGAAGCTTTACTGTTTTTAATATTCTTTCTTCTGCTTGTTTAATTACATTATTAATATTAGAAACAAAACTTGTTTCTGTATTTTGCAAATAATCTTGTATTAAACTTTTTAATTCTGAATATGTCATATTATCCTGTTGTTATTGTTACTTTACCTATTGCACCACGCATTATTAATCCAGTTCCAGTTACAGGGTCAAAACCAAATAACTCTCTTGAATCTGCTTCACCAGTATCAACTCTTGCATCGTATAAAGTTTGCGGGTCTATAGTTGATATAAGGTTTACATCTAGTTGTGGTTGGTCTGGGTCATAACAAGTATGACAAACTCTTAAACCATTTCTAACTTTGTTTTCTGTTTCATACCTAAGTTCATTTAACTTATAAGTAAATCCACATCTATCACAAATACCTAAAGCTTTTTTTCCTGCTGCATATGCCATAACTAAATGTGATTGTTAAAAGGAACAAATCTTACTGATGCTCTTTCTCTATCTGCATCACTAACATCATTCCATAATTCTTCATACTTTTGTTTTATCATTGGTACTTTTTGTAAAGCATCATTATTTTTACAAGCAATATTATATGCCAAACCATAAGTCATACATGGTAAATATCTCGTAGGCACAGCAGTATTATTAGTTGCAACATTACCTGTGTCTTCTATTTTTTTTACATAAAAATATACTAATGTATATGTTTCATTACCATCTGGAGATGACCACAATTTAATTGCTGGTGTGCTTATGTTTCTATCAAAATAAAATAAACTTGGTTTACCTTTGTTTAATTTATTAGCTATATGTGCATACTCACTTACAGATATTCTTCTAAGTGTTTGGTCAACTTGTTTGTTTACATCACTAGCATCTGTTCTTATAAAAGCTTCTATTATATCTAGTACATTACTATCTAATGTATATTCTGATGTACCTTCTGTTAATGTTTGTGTGCCTTCTTCTACACTAAATAAATTTAAACCTCTATTCTGCCATTCAAGAAATAATAAATCTAAAGCTCTTCTAGCTGTTTTATACTCATAGCCTGAACGCAATTCAAGTCCACATAACTCATATGCTTCTTCAATAATATCACTTAAATCTAAGTTAAATGTAGTTGTTCCACTTGTTGCCATTATCTATACCTTGCTGTTTTCTTTGCTATCTTTTTAGGTTGTTTTACAAACTGTTTACCTTTTCTATTTCCTTTTGCTTTAGCTCTATTAGTAGCTGCTTTTTCAGATTTACTTAAAGCTTTCCATGCTTTATCAGGTAAGTATCTTTTTTTTCCTTTACTTGGTTTTCCATCTGAAGTACGCCATTTTTGTTTGCCCCAATCTTTTAAAGACCTTTGTGATTTTTTTAATGGCATTAGTCTTCCTCGTTAAATCCTTCGCTATATAAATTATTAAATGTTATTTCAGGACTTAAATAACTTTCGTGTCCTTCTGCAGAATGTAAATATTGTGATGGTGAAAAATCTGGTGGTCCTTCACCTGTAACCCACAATGCAGGACTTGTAGCTCT